AGATTTAAGAAACAATCTGACAGTCATGTATTTGCAAAATCAAGAGGAATGGTATAATGGCATTTGATTTCGGAAGTTTAATAGAGGCAGGTACTTCATCAGTAATAAATGAATTACTCGCACCACTTAGAGATGATAATGGGATGGCAATGCCATCTAGGTATGAAGTATTATTTTTACCACCATCAGGAAGTAGAGGAACATCATCAGGTGGTTCTACAAATCTATTCACACAAGTATTGCTTGGACAAGTGGGTGGACAAGAACAAAGAGAAGTAGGATATCAATGTAACTCGATAACATTTCCACCTCGTGGTATTGATGTAACACCAGATGAAAACATTTATGGCCCTGCAAGAAAAATTGCAAATGGTGGATACACATATGGTAATGTTACTGGTAAGTTTTATTGTCATAATGACATGAGAGAAAAGATATTTTTTGAAACATGGCAAAGACTTTCATATAATCCACAAACATTTGCTGCTGGTTATTATGATGATTATGTTGGTACTATACAAATGTATTCTTTAGACCAAGAGGGAAATAGAAGATATGGATGTGAATTAGTCGAGTGTTTTCCAACAGATATTGCTGAACAAGCATTAGATGCAAGCCCAGCTACATCAGCACAAGAAGTTACTGTAACTTTTAGTTATAGATATTGGAAGAATTTAACAGATGAAGGTTCTCTACCGAAACCTTTACTAGATAGACTGCAAGGAGTACTTGCAAATCAGGTAGAAAGACAATTGATTAATAGAATACCAAAAGTATTAAGAAGATTATAATTAAGGAGTGAAAAATTATGGCTTTACCTAAACTTGAAACACCAGTTTATACTTTGAATTTACCATCAACAGATGAAGAAGTGAAGTATAGACCTTTCCTAGTGAAAGAACAAAAAAGAATGATGATGGCACAAGAATCTAAAAATACTACAGAGATTGTTGATGCAGTAAATCAATTAATAAGTGATTGTACTTTTAATAAAGTAGACACTAAAAAGATTGCTATGTTTGATGCAGAGTATATCTTTTTAAAAATTAGAACTAAATCTGTAGGTTCAAAAGTAGAACTTAGAGTAACTTGTCCAGATGACAAAGAAACACAAGTTCCAGTAAGCATTGATTTAGATGATGTTAATGTTGCTATGTTTGAGGAACATACAAACGAAATAAATCTTACAGATGAGATTAAAATAGTTTTTAAATATCCACAATTAGATTCATTTACAAAATATTCAACAGAAAGTGATACTTCTAAGATGGTATTTGAACTAACGGCAGATTGTATTGAAGAAGTACATTTTAATGAAGAAATAACTCATAAAGTTGATATGTCAAAGAAAGACTTAGATGAGTTTATTGAATCACTTTCTACAGAACAATTTACATTATTGATAAAATTCTTTGAAACTATGCCAAGACTTAGACACAGAATAGAGGTAACTAACCCTAAAACAGAAGTCACTAGTGAAGTTATGTTAGAGGGAATACAAAGTTTTTTAGTATAGGGCTCTCACATGAGAGCCTAAAAAATTACTACGAAAGTAATTTTGCACTCATGCAACATCATAAATACTCTTTAACAGAGTTAGATAATATGATGCCATATGAGAGAGAAATATATATGGGTTTACTAACTAAATATATTAAAGAAGAAAACGAAAGAATAGAGAAAGAGAATGCAAAACGAAAGTAAAAAGGTAAATATAGAACTAGAAGTAGATACAAATGTTGTAGATTCTAGTAAAAACAAATATCAATCATGGATAGACATGGCGAAAGCTGTAGATGCATGGAGAATATTCCCACGACTATTTTTAACAGTATACATTATATTGTTATATAAATGTGTTATTTGGTATATGAATTTACCTGCTCCAACTATGGAACAGTCTGGGTTGATAAGTATCGTTGTAGGTGCCGGCGCTGCTTGGTTTGGTTTATACACAGGAACAAGTAAGAAATAATGTTAGGATTTAGCCCAGAATTTGATAAAAATCTAAAAGAAGGTGCCAGACTGCAAGCAACTTTTAACAAAGACATGAAAGAATTGTCAAAGGCAACAAAAGAGCAAGAATCAAAAGTTAATAAAATAACTAATGCATTAGAATCAAATAAAACAGCTATAGATGAGGCAACAGAAGCTGGGAAAGACACAACTGCATTACTTAAAGAACAAACTGCTCTAAAAGCTTCTTTAAAAGAAGATAAAGAACAACTATCAATGATGAAAACTGGTGAGAAAGAAGCGCCAAAAATGTTTGATGAAGCAATATTTCAACAAATGAATGAAAGTTTATTTAAAATATCTGAGTCTGAATTACAAAAAAGACAAGACTTTGATAAAGACATGAAAGCACAAGAAGAAGTTTTAGCACAATTAAAAAAGAATAGTCCAGAAGCAACAATAGAAATTGCTCGAGCAGAATCAAACCTAGAATTGAAAAAAGAAAAAGAAACAAAAAGGCGTGAAAAACAACAGACAAGTATTACAGCAAAAGGATTTAAAGGTATTACAACTGGATTAAAAAACTTTGGTAAAAATATGAAAAAAACAGCCGAAGTAACTTTAAAAGGTGGTTTACTGATTGCAGCTTATTTTGCTATTGCTAAGTTTTTACAAAGTCCAATGTTTGGTAAACTTCTTTCATTTATTAAAGAAAATATTATACCAGCATTTACAGCTTTTGCTGATTACTTTATGAAGCCAGGAGGTCTTTTTGATAGTTTAAAAAGATTATTTGGTGGATTGATGGATATAGTTGGTGGTATATTTAAAATTATTACTGGTATATTCACAGGTGATGGTTCAAAAATATTAGAGGGATTCAGGGGTATATTCTCTGGATTAGCTGAAGTTATTGGTGGAATTGGTGAAGCAGTATTTGGTATTGTTGTAGACCTTGGCAAGGGATTAATTAATCTAATAGTAGGAGTAGTCAAAGGTATATTTAATTTGATAATAGATGCAATCACTGGAGTATTTAATTTTATGGATAATTTAACTGGTGGAATGTATACTAACATAATGTCTACTATTATGTCAGCTGTTGAAATGTTTACTGGTGGATTCACAAAAATATTTAGTGGAGATATATTAGGTGGACTTGCAGATATAATAATATCACCATTTAAGATGATTGGTGAACTTGCTGCCAATGTATTTAAAGGAATGATTGATACTATTTTAAATGTTGTAAATTTATTGCCTGGTGTAAATATTAAAAATCCATTTGATGAAGTACCTAAACCAAAATCACCAGAACCACCACAATTTCTAAAAAATCTACAAGGGCCAACTCTTTCAGATAGAGCTGAAAAATTAAAACTTCAAGACTCTGCTGTGCAATATGTGGTCAACAACAATACTGCTAATAATGTATCAGCAGGTGGAACTACTGTTCAACAGAATAGCACTAGATATGTTAAAGACCAAAGTAGTGTATTTCAATCAAATAACGCTTAACTAGGATTTAGATGGTCTTCGGTTAGTATCTTGAATTCCATGTTGTGGTCTAGACAAAACTCAGTCGCAGACTTCCATTTAGCCTTGTTTATACCCCATGTTTTGACTTTGTTATACCAAACACCTGTTCTTCTCTTAGGATTCCTTTCTGGGGGTGTACATTGATGTTTAGGTTTAACTTCAATGATATACTTCTTGATACTACTATCTTTAGTACGAACTTTGATATAGAAATCAGGGAAATATCTATGATAACGACCATCCCACGGCGATACATATGGAATGACTAATTCTTCACTACCCCATTCTATAATAGACTTAGTAGTATCACAGTATTTCATCATCTTTAATTCCCATGATGAACGATATACTATCTCTTTGATATCACCTTGATACTTGGCAGGATATTTGGGTTTAAACTTTCCTTTATATGTCATAATCGTTATAAATACTTTAAATTATATAGGACTATTTATACATGGCAATAGATGTATTCAAACGACAAGGCAAATCTGCCGTCACAGGATTACTAGGTAAAAATCTCAGAAGAATTGCTGGTAATGTTGGTAGCGTACTTCGTGGTGATATAGGAAGTGATTCTTCTGAAACAGCACCACTTAATCGTAGTAAACAATCAACAAAGATGTTATCCTTTCCTATTGATGTAGGTGCAGACCCAGGCATAGGTAATCATGGACACTATATTATGTTCTTTATTAATGAACAAGTAAATGCTAAATTATCATTTGGAGAAGAAGCTGGTGAATCAGGTGGAACTGGAACTGGAACAGCATCAATAGCAAATGAGGTAGAAAAAAAAGGATTAAAAGCAATACAGAAAGCATACGATAGTAAAATAGGTGGATTTATAAGTTCATATGTTCCTAACATAACTGCTAATAATTTATTATCTGGGTTTACAGATACTATCGCTGGATTTAAAATTGGTAAGTCTGGTAAAGTGAAAACAGAAGTTAAACACCAAAACAAAGAGGCACACAGAACAAATACAACAGTTTCAGTAAAGAGAGCACCAACAAGAAGATTAGACACAGTAATTTCTATGTATATGCCGATGCAAGTATCAGTTGCTTATAATGCAAAATTTGGTGATACAAAAATGGGAGTATTAACTGATTCTGCTGTAAATATTGCAGGTGCATTAATGGCTAATGGTTCAGTAGACATGGCTGCTTTAGAAAAGGCAGGAGCAACTGCTGGGCAAGGATTAGAAGCGGGTGCTATAGGTATGGCAGGTAATTTAGCGCCTGGTTTAGGTGGATTAAAAGAAGCAATAGAAATGAAGAAAGGTGTTATTTTTGCTGATAGAATGGAACTGGCATTTGAGGGTGTAGATAAAAGAAGTTTTAGTTATGATTTTAAAATGATGCCTAGAAGTCAAGCAGAAGCTGATGAAATAAAAAAAATAGTAACTTCATTTAAATTAAATATGTTGCCAGAATTTGCAGATGGTAATCGTTCTGGTAGAAGTATGACTGTGCCAAATACATTTGACATACAATATATGTATCAAAATGCTGAAAATAATTATTTACATAAAATATCAACATGTTATTTAGAAAGTATGGATGTAACATTTGGTGGAAGTAGATATAAAACATTTGATGGTAATGCTGATGGTGCTCCACCTGTTGAAACATCTATGAAATTAAATTTTAAAGAGATAGAACTCATCACAAGAGAAAGAGCAGAGGAAGGATTCTAATATGTATTTCACACAGTTTCCAACAATACCATATGACTCTACAGGAACAGGTAAGTTTAAAGATGTAAAAAACTTACTCAGGCGTGTGGGTATAAGGTCAAAAGTAAAATCTAATACTATGTTATATGATACCTATGATGTAAGAAATGGAGAAACACCAGAGTCTATTGCATTTAAATTATATGGTGATGCTGAATTACATTGGGTGGTTATGTTAGTAAATAATATAACAGATAGATATCACGATTGGCCAATGTCAGAGTCACAGTTTTTACAATATATAAATGACAAATATTCAAATGCAGATGCTGTACACCATTATGAAATAGAACAAGAGTCTGGTGATACATCTATTAAGATTGATATTGGAACAAGTAATGCAGACTATCCAACAGCAACTGCTATAACTAATTATGAACATGAACAAGAACAACAAGATAACAAAAGAAAGATAAGATTATTAGACCCAAGTTATCTAGATGACTTTGTTGAAGAATTTAAACTATTAATAAAAGAGTCTAACATATAATGGCTAGAACTGGAATAAATTTCGCAGGCGAATATAATATACAAGAACTTAAACTATTTACATCATCTGGTAATGTAATTGATTTATCTGGTTCATTTATAACAATGAATATCTATGAAGATATATTTTCACCATGTCTAACTGGTGATATTACTGTTGTTGATACTAATGCAATTATTATGAATTCACCAGTTACAGGTTTAGATTATCTTTCTTTTAAAATAACAACGCCTGGATTAGAGAATCAATCAATAGATTTTACAGAAACAGTAATGTCAATTTATAGAATTGACACTAGAATATCTGTATCAACAGGTTCAGAAGTTTTCACATTACATTTTTGTTCACCAGAGGGTTTAAGAGATAATCGTGTTAGAGTTTCAAAAAGTTATGCACAAAGTATAGATACTATTGTTGAAGATGTACTAACTAGTAAGTTTTATATTAATTCTAATAAAGATTTATTTATAGAACCAACTACTGGAATTAAAAAAATGGTTGTACCAAATATGCATCCATTTAAATTAATTAATTTGTTAAAAAGAGAATCACAAGCAGAATATAATGGTTCACCACATTATCTGTTTTACGAAAATATAAATGGAATGCACTTTAGAAGTTTAGATAGTTTATATGCACAAAAAGATATTGGTTTATATCATTCTGGAGATTCTGGAACAATAGATTTTCAAAAGGGTGGAACAACTAATATTGATTACGAATTAAAAAAAGTATTAGAATATAAATTTAATGCAAATAATGATACACTCAAAAACATAGCAGGTGGTATGTTGGCATCAAGTATATTATCTCATGACATATATAATAAATCTTACAGTTATAATGATTTTGATTATATAAATGACTTTCAAGAATATGATAGAGTGGGTGGAAATGCCATACAAGATAATCATCCAATATATAATAACATACCTATAGATGAGTTTGATAACACGATTAGTGAGTTTCCAGATTCCAGAATACATTTACATCCAACATCAACAGTGAATGGAGCTGATGCACAACATTACGATAGTAAAACAAAATCTTATCCATACACACCAAATAAAATAGATGAAACATATCTATCAAGACAATCTAAGTTTATGGAATTAAATGATGGTGCAAGTATTACTATGGAGATTAATGGTACAACTACTGTATTTGCAGGTTCTATGATAGAGTTTAATATGCCTGTAAATGGAGCAACCCATGAAAACAATAAAAAAGATAAATACTACAGTGGAAGATACTTAATACAATCAACTAGACATATGTTCGACCAAACAACTAAAAAACACACAATCATGATGAACATAGTTAAGGATTCACTTAGCACAGAATTACCAATCAACGACTTAGCAATAGAACCTAAAGGGAAAAAAGGTATTGTTGTTAATAGTTTTTATTCATAAAGGAGGGCAACTATAGTAAACTATATCATGTATAATTAATCAACAATTTGGAGTTTTAGAATGACAAACAAATACAAGAACAAAATTAAGAACATGAAATTTTTGAGTCAAACACGAACAAGGATGATACCTGAAAAACTTGACATAAATAAGTTAAAAGAACACTATAGAGATAAAGAAACAAATGAAGAGCTTCACAGATTTACAAGAGGGGTTGTATGACCCAAACATATTTAAGGCATTCTTTCTAGCTGGTGGGCCAGGTAGTGGCAAGTCATATGTAGTCAAAAAGTCTACAGGTGGAACTGGTTTAAAGATAGTCAACTCAGATGATGTCTTTGAGAAATATTTAAAACAAGCAAGACTTGATTTTAAAATGCAAGCAGCTCAAGGTAAACAAAGAGATGCATTAAGAACTAAAGCAAAAATAGTAACTGCCAAAAGAAAAGATAATTACCTAGAGGGTCGTTTGGGTTTAGTTATTGACGGCACAGGTAAAGACTTTAATAAGATATCATCACAAGCAGCAGGACTAAGACAACTTGGTTATGATACACACATGATATTTGTAAATACAACATTAGAAGTCGCACTACAAAGAAATCAAGAAAGAGATAGAACAGTGCCAGAAAAAGTTGCAATTGATTCATGGAAACAAGTACAATCAAACATAGGTAAATTTCAATCATTCTTTGGGCCTAAAAACTTTATCATTGTAGACAATGATATGCCAGACACAGATGGTAAATTATTCGACCATGTATTTAAAAAAGTACAAGGACTACTAAGAAAAAAAGTGGACAACTTTATTGCAAAAGCTTGGATGGCAAAAGAGCTTAGACTGAAACAGAGATGATGTTCATACTCACAATCATATTATTCCTAATAGTAGGGTTTGTAATGGTCATGCACAATCGCCCAGATTGGTGGTCTTCACTTACTCATTGGTTGCATATCAGAACTTCTATGTTAAGACCAGAAATCAGTATCGTAGAACTAATTATATTAATAGGTGTATTACTCATATTATTTAAATTATACTTCTAAATGAGAATGATTCTCAACAAATAATCCTTGACAATATCTGTTCAATCTGTCATAATAGGAACATGATAGAAGAATTAGAGTTTATAGAGCAGTTGCAGAATGTCAAAAAACTGGTAGCTGTATCATCTAAAAATCACCCCAATATGCATGTATTGAAATACCTTGATATTTTAATTGATATTCATGAAAAGAAATTTGGTGAGTATCA